TGTTCAAAGGATTCCAGCACGAGACAATCGCTCGTGACATGGTAATGAAGAGAACTCTTAAGAATGGAAAATCATTACAGTTCATCTACACAGGTAGAACAACTGCTGAGTACCATACTCCCGGAAACAGCATCCTAGGTAACAGTGACGGCGCACCTCCAGTCGCAGAAAAAACAATTACTGTTGACGACCTCCTTATTTCAAGTGCATTTGTCTACGAATTAGATGAAACACTTGCTCATTTTGAATTGAGGGGAGAAATATCTAAGAAGATTGGATACGCATTAGCTGAGAAGTATGACAGACTCATCTTCCGTGCAATAACACGTGGAGCTAGAGCTGCTTCTCCAATTACAAAGGCGAACTTTGTAGAACCCGGTGGAACACAAATCAGAGTTGGTGCAACAACTAACGATTCTGATGCTTTCAATGCAGGCAATCTTGTAACAGCTTTCTATGATGCTGCTGCTGCCTTAGATGAAAAAGGAGTCAGTTCCTCTGGTAGATGTGCGGTTTTAAACCCACGTCAGTACTACGCACTTATAACCGATGTAGCATCTAACGGTCTAGTTAATAGAGACGTTCAAGGATCTGCATTACAAGGTGGTAATGGTGTTGTAGAAATAGCTGGTATCAAGATTTACAAGTCAATGAACATTCCTTTCCTTGGCAAGTATGGTACAGCTTTTGGTGGAACAACAGGTAAGACTGCTCCATCAAACTTAGGATCACACGTTGGTCCAGCATTGGAAAACGCATCAGGCGCAACAACTGGAATCAACAACGACTATGGTACTGCTACAGAAATGACAGCCAAGTCTTGTGGAATCATTTTCCAGAAGGAAGCTGCTGGTGTTGTAGAAGCAATCGGTCCTCAAGTCCAAGTGACTTCAGGAGATGTGTCTGTTGTTTACCAAGGTGATGTCATCCTAGGAAGACTAGCTATGGGAGCAGACTACTTAAACCCTGCTGCTGCAGTAGAATTATATGTTGGTGCTTCAGCTCCTTCTGCATTCTAATTAATACTTTATACGGGACCTTCGGGTCCTTTTTTTTTATTTATGACTACTCAAGCAACCGATACCGAACTATCCGCAGTTAACTCAATCTTGGGTAGCATTGGTCAATCACCAATCACTACTCTTAACTTTGAAAATCCAGAAATATCTTTTATTTATAATATTCTTTCAGAAGTTTCTAAGGATGTCCTAAATGAAGGATGGCATTTTAATACTGAAGAGCATGTAAAGGTTAGCCCAGATGCTTCTGGCTTTATAACTATTCCAAATGACTACTTACGTTATGACCTCAACGATGGTCAAGCTGATAGGCATATGGATGTAGTTAAAAGAAATGGAAAATTATATGACTTAGTTAATCACACAGATGTCTTTGACCATGATCTGGAATTAGATATTGTTTACCTTTATGCGTTTACAGATATACCATCAGTCTTTCAAAGATATATCATCGCCCGTGCTTCTACCAGAGCAGCAACACAACTGGTATCAAACTCAGAATTAGTAAAACTTTTACAAGGTCAAGAAGGATTAGCTCGTGCTTCATTAATGGAATACGAATGTAATCAGGGAGATCACTCCTTTATGGGTTGGCCGAAGAATAGTTCTTACAGAGCTTATCAACCTTACAGATCACTTATTAGATAATGGGCAGTGTTACACAACTTATACCAACATTAACTGGCGGCATATCACAACAGCCAGATGAACTAAAAGTTCCGGGACAAGTTAATGTTGCAGACAATGTTTTACCAGACGTAACACATGGTTTGATGAAACGTCCCGGAGGAAAATTTATAGCATCTTTAAGTGATGGGACTAATAACGCTCAAACTAATGGGAAATGGTTTCATTACTACAGAGATGAGAATGAACAATATATAGGTCAAGTCAGTAGGACTGGCGATATCAATATGTGGAAGTGTAGTGATGGTTCAGAAATGACTGTCTCTGGATCTACTTCAGCTATGGCTACATATCTGACTCATAGTAATGACGAGGATATACAGACTTTAACTATTAATGACTTTACATTCTTTACCAACAGATTAAAGACTGTTGCTATGGCTTCGACTGTTGAAGCAGTTAGACCCCCAGAAGTTTATTTAGAATTAGATCAGATTAAATATGCTAGTCAGTATTCTTTAAATTTATTTGATAATACAAACTTTCAATCAGTTTCTACAGCTACAAGAATAAGTGTAGAAATGGTTAGATCTAGTAATAACTATTGCAATACTGATGGAACAATAGCCAGTCATACAGCCAGAGTTAATAACGTTACTAGATGTAATGCTTCAACAGCATCGCCTAATGATGATGACGTAGCTCCAAACGTTGCAACTAGAATATTTGAAATTAATAGTGGAGGAACTTTAGTTGATAATGATGCCGTATCTACACTAGGTGGTAGTGATTTTTCTTATCAGGTAAACATCTATAACCAAGCTGGTACTTCAGGTCAAACTGGTAGATCAAATCTATATTTTAGACTCACTACAACAGGGCAATCTACGCCCGTTGGAAGTGGATCAAACGTTGAGTATAGAACTAGGTACTCCACAACAAACGACCTCCTTTACGGGGGTGAGGGATGGCAAACAGGAGACTATGTATATGTATATATGAAAGATGGTTACTACAAAATAACTGTTGATGAAACAAGTACTGCAAACATACAGGCAAACTTAGGTTTAATTAGACCTAACCCAACATCTTTTGATACTAAAACTACAGTTACAGCAGAGTCTATTCTTGGTTCACTAAGGTCAGAGATCATTGCGACTGGTAATTTTACTAGCTCTAATGTCCAGATTATTGGTAATGGAATCTATATAACCAGACCTACGAATGCTTTTCAAATATCAACTCCAAACGCTCGTCTTCTTAATACTGTCTCAGGAGAAGTTTTAACTGTCGAAGACCTTCCAAAACAATGTAAACATGGGTTTGTTGTCAAAGTTAAAAACAGTGCTCGTGAAGAAGATGATTATTATCTTAGGTTTATTGGACAAGAAAAAGCAGATGGTACGTTTTTAGATGGTGAAGGTGTTTGGGAAGAATGTGCAAAGCCGGGAACTCAAATTGCTTTTGATCCTGCAACCATGCCTATTCAATTAGTAAGAACAAACTCAACTACTTTTACTATGTCTCAAGTCTCTTGGGAGGATGCCCAAGTAGGAGATACAGATGTAAATGGAACCAACCCACGTCCTACCTTTGTAGGTAAATCTATTAACAAGATGTGTTTCTATAGGAACCGTTTAGTAATGCTTAGTGATGAGAACATAATCATGTCTCGTCCAGGAAATTTCTTTAACTTCTGGTCTAAGACTGCTACTACATTTTCAAATTCTGATCCTATCGACTTGTCATGTAGTTCTTTATACCCAGCTATTGTTTATGATGCGATTCAGGTCAATGCAGGATTAGTCGTATTTACTAAAAATCAGCAATTTATGCTGACAACAGATAGTGACGTTCTTAATCCACAAACTGCAAAGATTAATGCATTAGCCAGTTATAACTTTAACTATAAAACTAATCCAATCTCTCTCGGTACAACAGTAGGTTTTTTAGATAATGCTGGAAAATACAGCAGATTCTTTGAAATGTCTAGGTTGTTTAGAGAAGGAGAGCCGTCTGTAGTCGATCAAAGTACAGTAGTCTCTGAGCTATTTGCAAAAGATCTAAAATTAATATCTAGTTCACGAGAAAATAATGTAATTTTCTTTAGTGAAACTGGAAATAATAAACTGTATGGCTATAGATATTTTGACTCTGGAAATGAGAGGATCTTGCAAGCATGGTTTAGCTGGACAGTAACTGGCAATATTACATATCACTGCATGTTAGATGATGCTTTATATGTGGTAGTCAGAAATAATAACAAAGATCAACTACTTAAATACTCAGTCAAATTAGATTCAGACGGTCATTTTGTAACTTCAGGAGATACATATCCAATACACTTAGATCATTCAATGTCTTCGACTGGATGGACTTACAACGCAACTACTGGTAAATCTACAAAAGCTAAACCTACTGGTCTGGAGAGCACTAATCAGTTAGCTGCTTTTGATACAGATAGCGGTAATAACTTAGGAAGATATACAACGGTTGCCGTTAATGGTTCTAATTTAGAAATCGATGGTGACTGGTCAAGTGAGACTTTTATAATTGGTTACTTGTTTAACATGCAAGTTGAATTACCAACTATATTTTATACTTATCAATCAGGTGAAAACTGGAGATCTGATAGCAGATCAGACCTCATAGTACATAGAGTTAAGTTTAGTTTTGGAGATGTAGGTTTATATAAACTGACTCTTGATAGAAGTGGTAAGCCACAGTACGTAGAGACTAGAGAAGTTAATGCTGCTAACAATATAAATGCTAATGCTTTAACTTTCTTATCTAAAGATTTTGAAACTATACCAACATACGAAAGGAATAAGAATTTAAAAATAACCATTTCCTCAGAACACCCAGCTCCAGCAACATTGCTGTCGTATCAGTGGGAAGGGGATTACAACAACAAATCATATAAGCGTGTCTAAATACATTCACCCTGCAACATTGGAAGCTGCCACAACGGTAGCTTCAAATTTGTTAGACGACGACCGTATGGAGATTACAGAGGGTCATGGACATGATCCTGAAAGTGCATTGATAGTAGGAATGAATAATTCAGAAGCAGTTTACTTTGAGGTACCAAACGGTGACATAGCTGGGATGGCAGGAGTA